GCGTGATTGCATAAAGGGTAGGATTGAAATCTAATTTTTCTTTGTATTCTTTACCCTCGTGGATACCACGAACAAGTAACTTACCTCTATGCTCAATAACATTTTTATAAAAATTCATAATTTAATATAACACTAAATCTTATAATTGTCAAGTAAATGTACGACCAGACCATCGTGTTTTTTGTTTAATTGAATTTGACAACCCAATCTACTCATATTTGGATCATACCCTTTTTCATATTCAATAAGGCTTCCTTCAAATGAGCTTTCATCTACTTTTCCTATTCTATCTATCCAAGTTTCATCTACTTTGATATGACAAGTAGCACAAGCACAACAACCACCACAATCGCCAGGGATTTCTGGTAAATTACCATAGTCTCTGGCCGCTTCCATAATTGTCATACCTTCGTCAACTTGGACAGGAATCTTTTCCTCTCCTCGTATGAAGTAAACAGTAATCATTAAATCTTCGGTAATTTAGATTCTGTAATTAGACCTGGGTTTGTTAAAATACTACTTGTATTTTGTTGATACGATGCAAGTATGTCTTCTTTAGGTTCTACTGAAAAAACAATCTTGTCTTTAGATACTGTGACTGTATCACCCTTACCGTACGGTGAGTAAAGTGACATCATTAATTGAACAGGTTTTCCTGGGCCTGTTTGTTGAGGTATGATAACAAATGGTTTGTTTAAACTCACACCTTCGTCATTTTCACCTATCTTAGCGATCACATCTTCGCCTGTTGATAGTCTTAATATTTTCACATCTGACATAATAACTCCTTAATTGTTTATAATATATCACACATTGACGCTTTTGTCAATGTTATTTTTCGAAGCCAACTTTGTCTTGTTTGCCTTCTTTTTCAATCGGTCTTAATCTTCTACTTAATACAAATGTTCTGTTAGGATTGACACCAACATTCATTTGCCGCATTAAATCTCTATTTACCAATAGATCAGAACCTGATCTTGGTCTTTGGTCTAAACCAACTTCTATATCTATATATGTAAAACCATTAAAAGTTAAATCCATTAATACAGTTGGTCTTATTTCTGAAGGCTCATTAGTAGCATTTGATCTATAAACTTTACTCTCACCGTGTTTAGGTTTTTCATAAATTTTACCATCATACTTCCATTTTACTATTTTACCTTTTGATTCTATAATTTCATCAGCGTGTAAAGCACAAGCTTCTGACCCATTACCTGTATCAAATTTTGCTCTTACTTTACCAAGTTCATTTATATCAACTGTTTCTAACCAACCACATTCTATAAGTGATTGTCTATCCCAATGCGTTCTATCCGATATCCAATCAACCATATTAAACATCATCTGTTCACCGTCAATTCTACCAGAAGGTTCTGAATCTGAATAGTAATCTTTATGTTGATAACCCTCGTAATCAGCACCTGATCCTGGACTACCATTGATTTCTAATAGATAAGGTTCGCCTTTGTATATAATATGGTCAACACCTACCATATAAGCTCGAGAAACTCTAGCCGCTTTTAATACTAATTCTTTTTCTTTTTTACTTAAAATATAAGGTTCTGGTTCAGCACCTCTATGTGTATTTGATCTAAAGTCATAACTACTATGTACTCTTTTTGTACTAGCAAATATTTTATTATCTACAACAAAAGTTCTAATATCATAATCTGATTTCATATATTCTTGTATTAAGACTTCAGCATTCAATTTCCACATTGATTGTAAAGTGGCAACAAGTCCCTCATAACTTTCAATCTTAATAACTCCAACACCCTGTGTACCTGTAAGTGTTTTTAATATGACAGGAAAATTACCACCAATCATATCTAAAGCAGTTTTAATATTTTTTTCGTTTGATACAAATGCTGTTTTTGGTGTTGGTAAACCAAACTTTTCAAATAATAATGCTGTTGTTAGTTTATTATCACAAGTAAGCATAGCTGCTCTTGTGTTTAACATAAATGCTTGTGAATTTTGAAATGAAGATATTAAAGATAACCCTGCTTCATCTTCTAAGGCACCACCTCTAGTAATACATACTGTATCTCTACCTATAAAAGTATGCTCACCATTTTTACCATCATAGTTAGATACAGTTAATGTACCCTTATCTTCGTCTTTTGATGTGATGATAGTTGTTTTAGTATTTACAATAATACACTTTATGCCTTTTTTCTTACAAGCCTTTTGTACTAAATCGGCAGTTGTGTTTTCTTTAGGGTCTTTTGAATCTGCTACAGTAACCATCGCAATCGTAATAGGTTTTGATTTACGATCTAGGTCTTGTTCTGTTATAAATTCTCTAAACTTTGGAACCAACATTTATTCATTCTCTGTATTAACTTCTTCCTTATTTTCTTCAATCTTTTTTCCAATATTATATTTCGCTGATAAGTTCCATTCCTTTTTTTCTTTAAAGGGTAATACTTTGATTTGAGATAATGGTGCTTTGTTCTCTGCTTGTGATCTCTCTACTATATCAATTAAATTCCAATCCTGTAATAAAATTGAGATTGTATTTCTTCTCTGAATATCATTTTCTGTCAAAGTTGCTTTCTTACCATCTAACGCAAATAATTCTTTAAAGTGTGTGATGTAATACTTACCTTGTTTATGTAATATATGACAAGATTGATATAATGTTTTATCTTTTCTACTAGCGACACCGATACGTGTCAAAGTTTCTCTGATCTTTAGGAAGTCGTCTGGTTGTTTGATTGTGACCTCTAACATACTCTCTGGCGACCAGTTTACAATTTCTTCGCTCATTTTGTTCTCCCACCTTTATTCAAGGTCTCTTTTATATGTTCAATTTGTTCGTCTTTTAGTATGTTGAGAGCTTGTTTTGCTTTCTCATTACTATAACCATAATACTCTTTTACATACTCTAAATTTTTCAATTTGGATTGTGATAACCACTTTCCACCAAATCGCTTTCTTTTTCTTATACTATTTATGTAAAAACGAAACTGGACTTTTTTATCTAAAAAGTGATAGCCATTCATCTCATTCGCCTTTTCGATACAGTCGTAATGCATAGATAAACACTTGTTAATTATAAATGGAGGATATTTTTTCTCCCAAGTTAAGTCGTCTGTGTCTAATAGGTTTTCTTTAGTAAAATTTATAGCGTTAAGGTAATCACGTAACTCATACATATAATAATCCTGTTTCTATCTTCTTTTTTGATGTTTCAAGTGTCCTTTGTGACTTCCCATATAATAATCACCTGGTTCATAATCCCAACATTTGCCGTGATGACCTCTTATATCTGCATACCACATTCTCAACTTTACTATCAAAGTTCTAAATAATGTTCTTCTTGCCATTGTCTTCTCTTTATTTAAATTTACAACTTGCCATAATTTCAGTTAAACAAGCAATCATATTTATTTCTTGGTCTGCGACAAACGCAGATTTATATTGGTATCCTGCCAAAATTAATATAGATTGTGGAATAGATTTTGAATCTAAACTTGAATATAGAATTTCATAGATTGTTCTGAATAGATGAGATGGTTCTTTATCTAAATTTTGAATAACCCATTTTCTCATATCATTAAATCTTTTGTCTTTTAATGATGTTATGAGTTCTTTTGTATTGACTTCGGATAGACTAAACAATATACCACTATCAATCTTACCTCTTACAGAATATCTTTGTAGTTCGTTTATTGTTCTTCTAAAGTCTGGATAGTGTTTTTGTATTAATTCTGCCAATACTTTTTTATCAAACTCTATATCTTCGTCTTTTAAGACGCCTTCTAGGCGATTTAAGAGGGCAGTAGCAGTCTTTACACGTTGACCATTCGTAATCTTAAAGTCAATCACTGTACAACGACTATGTAACGCTGGGATTATCTTATTCTTATAATTACAAGTAAATATAAATCTACAGTTCTTATAAAATGTTTCGATAAAATTTCTTAACGCAGGTTGTACTGATTCGGCGTTCATATAATCCGCCTCGTCTATGATTATTACTTTGTGATTTGCGTCTTCTGTAAGAGATACAGTTGAAGCAAAGTTCTTAATTTTACTTCTTACAGTATCAATTTGTCTACCTTCATCTGAACCATTTATGATAATATAATCACAATGTAATTCTTCACATAATGCTCTGGCAACTGTTGTCTTACCAGTACCAGCACTACCTGATAATAATAGATTAGGTATCTCTTTTTGTTTTAGGAATTGTGTAAATGTATTTTTAAGTTCTTCTGTAAGAATACACTCACTTATTTTTTTAGGTCGATACTTCTCAACCCATAAAAACTCTGACATAATATAAACCTCACTTTATTCATTTTTAGATTCTTCTTCATACTTACAAGTAACATCATAGCCACCTTTTCTATCAGTCCACCAATCATCTTCTCTATCATAATCAGACTCAGAAACAAAGTTCCAAAACTTATCAGATTCTTCATCTGTAGGTTCTTCACCGTGTGGTTCTAAATTAGAACGATACTCTTGGTCCTGGTGTGATATGATTTCTTTAAATCTTTGGACTGACCCAAATTCTTCTATAATATCTTTATCGTCAATATCATATTTAAATTCAGAAGCAACTTGATGCCATTCGGTTCTACTGAATTTCATTTAAAACTCTGAATCAGGTTCTAATGCTATCCAATATTGTACTGCTTTGTTTCTATTAACAAAGTGTGAGATTTTTGCTTTTGAAATAGCAACATCATAGTCATCTACGATTTGTTTAAAGTTTTCAGTTCTAAAGTAAGCAGTAAACTCTTTATCCGTTTCACCAACATTAACAGAATATGTATTTGAAGACTTATTCTTTTTGTCAGTAGCAACGATTGAGATATTACCACCTTTACCTACAACTGAAATGTCAGGTAGATTTAAAGTTGTTGCACCTTTCATTAAATCTGTAAAATCGTCTTTCTTTAAAGTAAATGTAACATGCTTGTCTGGCATATTAATACCTTTACTTGGAGATACAATAACAGATTTATCAGCAAAGAAATATTTAATAGCTTGTGCTGATTTCTCGTCTTTGATTGTTACGTTTGATCCACCGTTAAAGTTTAAACTCGGTTTGTCAAACATTTCTACCGATCTTAAAAACTCTGGTAAGTCATAGATAGCAAATTCACTTTCAAATTTTTCAGTGACCTCTGCTTCTGCCAAAATATTTTTCATTGTTGAAATAGTTTGGACTTTGTTTCCTGGTTTAATCAGGATGTTTTGATTAATGTCTGAAAAGTTTTTTAAAACATTAACCGTATCACTAGTTAGATTCATAATCTATCTCCTTCATAATTTAATAGTTTCAAATATATCACAAGTCAACATATAAGTCAATGCTGGTTTAGATACAAAAAAGGCGTGGTGTTTAAGCCACGCCTTTCTATTATTAAGTGTATTACTTAATTTCGATTGTTCTAGCTTTTTTACTTTCTGGAACAATTTTTTCTAAAGACACTCTTAAAAGTCCGTCTTTTAATTCAGCGCCTTTAATCTCAACATCATCAGCAATTGTAAACGCTTTTGAGAAGTATCTTTTAGCAATACCTTGGTGTAATACACCGTTATTGTCTTCTACTTCTTTTTCTTCCTCAGATTTTACTGATTTAATAGTTAATACACCATCTTCCAAAGATACATCAATATCTTTTTTAGAATAACCTGCTAATGCAAGTTCAACATCATAAGAATTTTTACCTGTCTTTACGATATTGTATGGTGGGAAATTAGGGACTGCTAGTCCTCTAAAGTCGTCTTCAAACATTCTTTCAAAATGGTCAAAGACATTATCAAAACCGATTGTTACCGGTCTTAGTTGATTAAATAATTGTATTGCTTTATTTGTCATTTTTTACTCCTTTTTAAGCAAGTTAATTTTAAGAACCCATTATTGGCGTTCTTGTTAATAATATAATTACTAATTGCCAATTTACAAGTGTGCTAAACTGACACAAGTAT